GGTTACAGCATCCCGATCATTACAATTTTAGCAGTGATCGTGTTTCTACGATCTGGGGGTTCTACAATACAAAGTCGGGAACCTATTCAGCGCCTATTAACGCCACCAAGTGTGGAGATACGGTAAATATCAGTGATACTCGTCCTTTCACTGCAATGCAACTCAATCTGAATCCACTTGAAGCAGCATTTCTATGAAATATATTCCTCAGGTTGATGATTATGTGCGGTGGAAAAACCATGAGGGTTGGGTATATTTCAAGTGTGACCAATCTATCAGCATTGAGTTAGGTGTGAAGGATAAAGTGTGCCATGAACATGGTGCATCATTTCACAAAAAGAATCACATCTTACTTGTATGTCCCAACTTTCAATGGAAAGAACTTGAGTATGTCAAGAATAGGAGAGATAATAATGTTGATGAATACAAATCACAACAGTATAGACACAAGGATCCGTGAATAAATTATGGCAAATATGGAAGTATGCTATCGGAAGTTTCAGCGATGACAAAACAGAACCTTACGATAATTATGTTGCTAGCATACGCACCATTATATTTGTTAGTTACATGGTCACTAACGCTTTTATTGTATCTGGAGTATTAAGACACTGGAATGATGTACCAAGTGAATTACATGAAACCAAAGAAGAAAGGTTATGCAAAACAAACAGCAACCTTTCTAAAAATTGAAGATGCTGTATTCTGGGAGGAACATGTAAAGAAAAATTTGAACGCAGTGGACACTACGATTACTGTCCACTAATTTGACACAGACCACCTTTCTCATGTATATTAATAAAGTCAAACAAATCTCTGACATGGATCCCTGCACTATTGCACTTGAAACTGACAAACAATTCATGGATATTCATGATTGTTGGATGAATGATGAAACTATTGAAGAGTTTTTGCGCGAGGAAGAAATGAATGTTATGTGTGATGAAATGAACCAAACTCAATTCACTGTTTGATATGCGATCTGCTGAAATTCTCAATGAGATGCGCGAACTGCGCGAAGAGTGGAGGAAACAATCATTTTTGTTTTCTATTGAACAACAGAAAAGGTATGACCACTTGCTTGACATGCGCCGTAGCAGGGTTAAGTATTTTCATGACAACGATTTAGTCTCTAAAGGTGGACTCAGGAAAAAAGAACCTGCACCACAAGAAGAGTCAGACGATTGATTAACTGGCACAGGGACATCTCTACGGTGTCTCTGTGCCTTTATACTATATGAATCAGCAGCACACCATGTTTACCCTCCGCCCACACCAGCACCGCGCTTGTGACGCCATGCTGCGCCACGAGAAGGGCACTGTTATCATCCCTACGGGTGGTGGTAAAACAATGTGCATGATTCAAGATACATTGACAACTTTTGCTGACAATGTTGATTGTACTGTTGTAGTTGTTGCCCCTCGTATTTTGCTGGCAGAACAACTTTGCAGTGAATTTCTTGAGCACATTAGTGCTAGTGTTCTGCATGTTCACAGTGGTGAGACACATCACTTCAGCACAACTAAAGCAAAGCAGATCAAACTTTGGGATAAGTTTGTTCGTGGAAAAAAACTTATCTTCACCACATACAACAGTCTGCAAAAGATTGTAGACAGTGAGATTGCTGTAAACACTGCATACTTTGATGAAGCGCACAACAGTGTGAAGCGCAACTTTTTTGCTCCGACTGAAGTTGTATCGCAGTCAGATGCACGGACATTCTTCTTCACTGCCACACCAAAATACAGCAGCACTGTATTCAAACCAGGTATGAATATGCCTGAGATCTATGGTCAAACCATCTGCAATGTGCCTGCTCCTGAGTTGGTCGATGGCGGTTACATTCTCCCTCCCAAAGTTGTAGTCAAGAAGATGGAGATGGCAGAGAAAGGTATCAACTATGATCGCGATGCAAACTATATGCTCAGTTGCATTGATGATGAGAATGTTGATAAGATCTTGATTGCCGCTCGCACTACTAAACAGATCATTGGTTTGGTATCACAAACTGACTTTTGTGTTGAGTTGTATCAGCGAGGATATTCCTGGATGATGATTACATCCAAGACTGGCGCAATCATTGATGGTAACAAAGTTGACAGGGAGACATTCTTTGAGACTTTGAATACCTGGGGCAAGACAAAAGGCAAGCGGTTTGTTGTTATCCATCACTCTATCCTTTCTGAGGGCATTAATGTCAAAGGATTGGAAGCAGTTCTCTTCATGAGAAACATGGATTACATTGGCATTAGTCAAACTATTGGACGTGTGATTCGCCTTGGTGATGCAGACAAAAAGTTTGGTCTAGTTTGTGTTCCTGTCTATGACAATGTTGGTATCACTACCTCAAGAAAAGTACAGGCAGTTGTTGATACAGTATTCAATCAAGGTCAACCCGCTATTTCTACCATCAAGCGATAGTGGACAGTCACAGAACTGGTTGGGATGCTTGACAGCATCCCTTTTTGGTGCAATAATAATAAGGTAGTAATTCAGGAGGTAGGTCATGCTTAACGCTGACGCTTTCGTAAATACTCAGACTTTCACTGAGATCACCGCTGACAAAGCGAAGTGCCCTTACACTCACTCTCCCTTCAAAGTATTGAAGGATATGTCTTCTAAGAAGAAAGGCAAATTCTTCGAGCGTATGTATGAAGAGTACATGTCTGGTCAAGGATTCAAGGTTGAAAAACCTGAAAATTCTGATCACGATCGTAAGGTCAATACCCGCAAAAAAGAGATCAAAGGATCTTTTCTTTGGGGTGATGGCACTCACTTTCGCTGGCAACAAATTCGTCCTGATCAGGATTACGATGATGTTGTATTCATTGCTGTGTATCCTGACCGAGTGGAGTTTTACGAAGCAGAAAAAGCAACTGTTCGTGAAGCAGTAGAAGTTCAGGATGAAAAAGGCAACTGGATCTACAATCAGCACGGTGGGAAACGTGTGAAGTCTGGGACTTACTTCCTGGATGGATTTCCCTCCGATTTTGCATGGTTGAAAGCAGTGTAACTCAATCTGATTGTTTAGAATACTTATCAACACTTGATGATGATTCGGTGGATCTAGTTGTTACTGATCCACCTTATTTCATTGGATTTGATGGTGGCAAGGGATGGGATTCGCAATGGAAAACAGAACTTGACTATTTGCAATGGTGTGAACAATGGACAAATGAATGTGTTCGTGTACTTAAACCGAATCGAATGTTTATTGTCTGGGGAACATTGAAAACTGAGACATTCTTGAAATATAAATTAGAAACTAGCGCAACACATCATAAGACTTTGACCCCACAGAATGAAATCATCTGGGGATATAATTGGGGAGGACGCAGTAAGACTAACTTTGCCCGCAAACATGAGTATGCATGGTGTTGGTCTAAGGGCAAAGATTTTCTTTTCAATGATAAAGAAATCAGAGTAGAACGCAAACTGAAGAAGAACATTAGAACTGGAAAAGATTACACAGAGGGAACAATTCCAACCTGTATTTGGGAAAAGAATAATCACACTACATCAAAAGATTATTGTGGTTGGCATCCTACTACCAAGAATCTGGAAGTAATGGAAAGAATTGTTCGTGCATATACTCTAGAAGGTGATACTGTCCTAGACATCTTTATGGGTTCTGGATCTACTGCTATTGCAGCAAAAAGATCTGGACGCAATTACATTGGTTGTGAAAGAGATGAAGAATACTATAACAAATTACATCAAAGAATCGCATCAGAGACAAATGTGCTTGATTTTATAGAGTAATCTGATATAATATAAATGTCCGCACAATTAGCGGGCGATAACAACTACCAAGTACAATTAACGAGGTAATCAATGTATCAAACAATCGCACAGATTGCTGCTGACCCAAAAGTCACGCGGCAAGCACAGAAATTTGTCATCAAAGGCGCGTATGGTAAAAAATTGCGCTATGTAGAATATGATGATGTAAGTAATATTAAGGTATCTCTTCAATATCAGCGAGATTTTAGTCCTGCTGCTATCAAAGAATTTTCACAATTAAATCGTATGCTTATGGTGCCAGGTGTCATCGCACGTCGTCCATCTTCTCTTGGTGAACAGGGTGGAGATTGGTGTGTTGATGGACAACACAAGGGAGTATTTTTTCAACTGGCGGAAGCAAAAGAATCAGGTGAAAAATATTCAGCGATGCTATTAGAGCATGATGATGATGCAACTCTAGAAGAGTGTATCAAACTGGAGTCTGAGTTGTTTCATGGAATTAACTCTAAGCGTCGTAAATTATCAAAGATTGATATAATTCGTGCAGGTGTTCTCTTCGGTGATGAGGAAGCATGTTGGATTCTTTCTATCATGGAGGCATTGAATCTGCATTGTGATCGTTTCGGTAGCATGGAAGATGATGCACTGGAGTTGAAATCATTCAATCAATTTTATATTCAAACAACCTCTGATTATTCAGTAGGAAAGAGTCTATCTCGCCATATTGCTGGTGCTAAACTATGGAAACAAGTATTTCCTGAGAGTTTTGTTACCGGATCTACCCTTCGTGGATGCACATTTACTCAGGAATATATGGATGAGGTTCTTAATGATGGTCAGAGGGAAGAGTTTCGTAAATTCTTGACCACTAACTATCGTAACATGAGACAATCTACATTTATGAAATCATTGCCTCAAGATGGTAACACTCACAAGTGGATTCTCTTCAAGTTTTTGTTTGACTACAAAGATTATTGCTCTATTCATAGTATTGGAGCACGACATTGCATTGGTATTGCTACACAACAGCAAGCAGTCAAAATTAACAAAAAGTTTGACCTGGATCGTCTTAGCGCAGACAGTTGATCTAGTGTCACACAAGGGGTTGCGAAACCCCTTTTTTTATGGCATGATGTAATCATGAAAAACACACATCTCCAACACCCCGAAGATTCTATCCTGACGGGTGATCTGACTGCGCTGGATTGGTTGCTCGCTGATGGTGATCTTTCCG